TCTGGTGGTAACTATGCACATACATTCGTATCTGCCGTAACAAATGGTATTGTTTCTAATGCTGGTAACTTACCAAATCCAGTAATAGGTGCAGCGTATACACCTAGCACAGGTAATCTTGTTATCACATCTAATGCTCATAACTTAACAACTTCGAATACAGTTACGATTGCGGATGATACATTAACATTTAAGTGTGCTATGGATGGTAATACTACACATCACACTTATCCTAGATCTGGTGATCCTGTATCAGGACAAACTATTGCTATCACTGCAGTTTCAACAAATACATTTACAATTAACGTTGGAACATCACCACTTGTAGCATTCAATGTTACTGCTGCTACTTACGATGCTAGTAATGGTGTGTTAGTTTTGACTATTGGTTCTCACTCATTGCCTGTAGGAGAAAGTATTAGGATTGCTGCAAATTCATTAACATTTACTTGTGATAGAAATAATTTTGCTACAGAGCATTCATATCCACGTTCTACTGATCCTGCACACAATAATGCGTTGAGAGTAAACGCAGTAACTGCAACAACTATTGCAGTTAATGTTGGAACAGTTAAAGGTGCTAAGTATGTTATCACTGGTGGAGTTCATACATTTGTAAGTGGAACTACTGGAGGAATTACTCCTAATGCTGGCAGTGCTGTTACAGCAGCGTCTGGAACAACCTATAATGGTATTACTGGTGATATGGTATTGGAGATTGGTTCTCATAGTTTGACAACAAGTAATACTGTTCAGATTGCTACTGGTGCCGTTACATTTACTTGTGATAAGGATGGTCATCAAACGAATCATGCATATCCAAGAGCATCTGACCCTGTTGCTGGTACAAACATTGCTATTACTGCTGTAACTGCCACAACTATTACAGTTAACGTTGGTAAAGTTCAAGGTCAATTACCTGCTTTTGTTGGTGGTGGAACTCATGCGTTTGCTAGTGGTGTTACTAATGCTCTTACCGCAAGTTCTGGTGCTAGTGGAAACTTTACTGCTGCATCTGGCACAACATACAATCATTTAACTGGAGATTTGGTAGTAGAAATTGGATCACATAGTTTAACGACAAGTAATAAAATCACAATTGCTGACGGTGGAATTTCCTTCACTTGTGATGCTGACAATCACACATCGTATCATGCATATCCAAGGTCAACAGATCCTGTGTCTGGACAAGCATTAGCCATTATTGCTGAAACTGCTACAACTATCACAGTTAATGTTGGTGTTGCTGCTAAAACAACTGCACTTAAAACTAACAGATACTATGATGCTGCCAATTCAGTTCTGAAGAATATTGATCTTCTCTCTGAAGAGGCTAGTGACGTTGCAGAAGCAGCATCACCTTATCAACTTGATTACGCTGCTGCTGCTTCTGAATACTTTGCTTCTGATGGTGCTGCGTATGATAGTTTTGGAGATGCAGTTGCTGTTTCAGATGATGGAACAACAAATAAAATTGTTGTTGGTGCTCCAGGAGACGATGATGATTCTGCCAATGATTCAGGATCTGCATATATCTTCGATTTAAATGGTGGAAGTCAAGTTAAGATCACTGCTGGTTCTTCAAATGCTGGTGGTGCTGATAATTTTGGTGCTTCAGTTGCTGTAAACAATAATAAAGTTGCAGTTGGTGCTCCAGGTGATGATGATAATGGATCTGATTCAGGTTCTGTATACATCTTTGACGCAGATGGTACTAATAGAGTCAAAGTTACTCCTAGTGATGGTGCAGCGAACAATTTCTTCGGACATTCTGTTGCTATTGATGGAAACTACTTAATTGTTGGTGCATATGGAAATGACAGTTACAAAGGTGCTGTATATCGCTTTGATTTAGACGGTACTAATCAACAAAAGATTGTTGCTTCTGATGCTGCTGCTAATGATAGATTTGGTTGGTCTCTTGCTATTGGAAATAGTAAGATTGTAGTTGGTGCTCCACAAGATAATGTAGGATATACCATGTCAGGAACTGTGTATGTTTATGATCTTAATGGTGCAAATGAAGTTAAAATTAATCATACTCCTACTCAAGCAAATGAGAAGTTCGGTTGGGATGTTGCTGTTGGCGAAAGTAAGATTGTAGTTGGTGTTAAATTTCAAGGTGAAGCATATGTCTACGATTTAAACGGGACAAATGAAGTTCTAATTTCTGATCCTAATGACGGTGCTGGTGGTTACTTTGGTTCTTCTGTTGCTGTAAATCAAGGAAAGGTATTTGTTGCTGCTGAAAGTAGAACCGTAACAAATAGTGCTGGTGTTGCACTTGCAAGTGCTGGTAAAATTTATGCATTTAATCTTGACGGAACAGGTCAGGTTTCTCTAAGTCATGCAAATCAGGCATCATCATTTGAATTTCTTGGACAAGACGGTGCATTGGCAGTTGGTGATAACCGAGTTATTGGTGGTGCTAGGTATGCTGAAAAAGGTAACCTTCAAACAGCAGGTAAAGTTTATGCTTGGAGTTTCACACAAGCACTAAGCACAACTAATTTTGCTACAACCTATAAGTCAATTCTTACTGAATTGATTGAGGATATGCGTAATGGAAGTAATAGTCATGTTTGGGATGCATCTGCTGCACTTGTTGATAGAACTGCAACTCCTGTTAGTGGTATTGTTGGATATACAACAGTTGATGATAATCAGTTACTGACTGGGTTACAAAATATTAAAGGACATATGTCCTCGATTATTAACTATATTCCTATTACAATTACTGGAAGTCATGGATTGACTCAAGTTACTGACGCAACTACTACTGATCAATCTTATACTACACTAACAACTCTAACTCCAACTACAGTTGCTTATACTCCTGCAGATGGAAATATGGTACTAACCTTTGCTAGTGCTCATGGACTTACAACCAGTAGTTTGGTTAAGATTGCTGGAAGTTCTTTGAAGTTCACTTGTACTAAGGATGGAAATGACTGTGCTCATGCTTATCCTCGTACAACTGATCCAGTATATCAGAGTGTTATTCAAGTCACTGCAGTTACAACAAATACATTTACTGTAAATGTTGGTGCTTCACCTATTGGGGAGCGATATGTACATTCATTTGTATCCGCAGATAATAATGCAGTAACTGTTCTTAATTACACTAAACTAGGTTGTGCAGACGTTGTATCCACAGTTCATAACCTTTTAGAGATTGCAGAAGATACAATCAGTGAAGCAATCGGTACAACCACTAATGATCAAAATGCTGATCACCTTGCTGTTGTAACTAAGGTAACTCCTACCACCGAATTTGTTGGGGGAAGAGTTGACGCATATTATGAAGTTCCGTTTACATCAACATATCATGATGGAACTAATGATAACGTTTATACACATCTTCTTGGTGGTGTTGATCGCTATAGATACCGTGATGCAGCAAACTTAATTCGTTCAAATCTTTCAGTTATCGTAGATAAAGCATCTGCTGATATGCTTTCTAGATATCCAGATCTTACTTCTCAGATGCCAAGAAATGTTGGTGGTGGTACTGCTGGAACTGAACGTTGTAAGGCTGACCTTGCTATTATTGTTGAAGAAATTGCAAAAGATGTCGAAAATGGTGGTAACATCAATACTATTTCCGCTGCTAAATTCTATCTTAATAGTCTTAATGAAATTCTACATATTAGATTACAAGTTTGGCAGTCTGTTTATGCACACGAAAGATTAGGTCATTATATTAAGCAAGCGATCACTGGTGATCTTGATTACACAAACACTGGTAATATTATTACTGGTGACTGGGGAATTACTGATGATGCAGTTCAACAGTTTACAGCAACAGGAGCAACTTACGATCCTGCAACTGGTCTTATTGTTGCAACTATTGGCACTCATAGTCTTGAAGTTGGAAGACAGATTAATATTGCAGACGG